TTAAGGCTATCTTAAACCGATGGAAACAAGACAACTTAATGACGGTTGAACTTGTCAGAAACAGCAAGACGAGCCGTGGAGCTAAAAAGCAAAAGACCAACACTAACACAGAGTCAGAAATCAATGAAGAATGGGGCTTCTAGGACGGATGCCCACTAGAAAGAGGTAATGCATGCTAACACAAGCTGAAATTATCGCAAACACGAAAAGGCTAGACGGGAGGTGCCCAATTCATGGGCTACCTATGATGCAACTTAATATTCCCGTTAAAATTGCCGGGGAAGACGAACCACGCAAACCCTCTCCAGTGTGCCCAAAATGCGCCAAAGAACAAAGAGACAAAAAAGAAGAAGAACTGGTAAAAGAGAGTTTGAAAAACAACCTCTACTTAAGAACTTATGATGTACTCATGAGAGACAGTACCATTCCTGAAGAGTTAAAGTCGGCATCCTTTGATAATTTTGTTGTTAAGACAACCCAAGAAAAACAGATGTTTGATTTTGCCAAAGCGCAAACACAGAAATATCTTAATGGCTTCGAAGGAAACACGTTGCTAACTGGTACTACTGGAGTAGGCAAGACACACTTAACTGTCGCTATGGCTAAATCACTGAATGAAACCTACAAAGATAAAGGAAATCCAAAAAGCGTGCTATTTGTCAATCTCACAGAAATTCTAAGAAAAGTCCGAGAAAGCTTTAAGTATGAAAGCAAAGAGGGTTACTATTCAAGACTGTTGATGGAGGTTGATTATCTCATCCTGGACGATCTAGGCGTTAAACTTGGAAACTCAGGGCAATCCAAATCAGCATGGGAAGAAGAATTTATCTTTGATGTGCTAAGCCATCGAAAGAGTACCATTGTTACAACCAACTTAAGCAACAATGAAATAGCAAACCTTTATAGTGAGCGTGTTGCAAGTCGTGTTCGCACAGGACTAGAAGGAAATGTTTTTAGAGCAGTGGACATCGAAGATAAACGATACAAGATTAATCGACTAACTGCGAAAGGATAACCATGACGGAAGAAGAAGTAAAACTAAAGCTCTTTGAAGACTACGAGCGTATTCACGGCCTTGTATTCTCAAAAGAGCACAAACAGAAAATGATGGATGATTTAGATTTGTATTCGTTTATCGAGAAAATTAACGAATATATGTATTTCGCTAAGAAATCGACGCAGATTTTTAGCGCACACTAGAAAACACCTCTAAAATCGATTTTAAGGCGTGTGTTTTGCTCGGTGGTATAAATAGACTACGACACCGTTAAAATTGCACTATGCCCCCTTAAAATGCGAAAAAAGGGTATTCAAAACAAAAAGGAAGACAAAACATGACAAATCAACTTGCACACAAAGATTTTTTTAACACACCAGCAGTCAAACAGAAATTTCAAGAGGTGTTGAATGGCAATGAACGACAATTTACGGCCAGTCTACTGTCAATCGTTAACAACAACAACTTACTGGCAAGAGCAAGTAACACTTCGATTATGACGGCAGCAATGAAAGCAGCGGTATTGAATCTACCTATTGAGCCAAGTTTGGGCTTTGCTTACATCGTGCCATACAAGCAAGATGCACAATTTCAATTAGGCTACAAAGGACTTATCCAGCTAGCTATCCGCTCTGGTCAGTTTAAGGCCATCAATTCTGGCAAGGTCTACAAAGCGCAATTCAAATCATACGACCCATTATTTGAAACGTTGGACATTGATTTTACCCAACCAGAAGACGAAGTTTATGGCTACTTTGCAACTTTCGAGCTTGTAAATGGCTTTAAAAAACTGACATTCTGGACGAAAGAACAAGCAGAATCACACGGTAAACGCTTTTCGAAGACCTATGCAAGAGGGCCTTGGTCAACAGATTTTGACGCTATGGCTCAAAAAACCGTACTCAAGAGCATTTTGAGCAAATATGCCCCACTATCAACCGAAATGCAAGAAGGGCTTATCTCGGACAATCAAACCGAGGAAGTTAAATCCGACCCTATCGATGTTACACCAAAAAACGAGGACACCCAAACGCTTTTAGGCGACCTCATGAGCGATGAAGCTGAATCTGAAACGGATAAAAACGTAGATTCTGAAACTGGTGAAATCATCGAAGAAGTCACCTTGTTCGAAGGTGATTCAACCAAAATCAAAGAGGTAGAAAATGACTGAATTAACAATCTTGACGGATGATAATTATTATTCTGACAAAACCTATATGTCTGTAAGTCGTTTCAAGGAATACGTGAAATGCGAGGCTAGAGCTAAAGCTATCGACGATGGTGTTTGGGATGATGAACGAGATCAAAAACCTCTGCTGTTTGGCAACTACGTCCATAGCTACTTTGAGAGTGAGGAAGCTCACGGGAAATTCAAAGAAGATAACAAAAAAGCTATGTTCTCAAGCCGCAAACCTTATGGGCTGTTATCTGATTTCAAGTTAGCTGAGAAGGTTATCGACACACTTAAGGACGACGCACTTTTCAATAATCTTTATCACGGCAAGAAAGGTGACAAAGTCGAAAAAGAAAAGATTGTTACTGGTTTCATTGCTGGCGTGCCATTCAAAGGGAAATTGGATAGTATCAACTTTTCAAAAGGCTATGTGGTCGATTTAAAGACCATGAAATCTATCTGGACTAAGGAATGGTCAGAGGAATTGCATGCTAAAGTACCAACTGCCGTCAATAACATTCTAGGGTTTCAATACCATGTCCAACTAGGGACTTATTTAGAGTTGTTACGACAAATGGATTATCCAACATTCAAGCCGTTTATCGTGGCCGTATCGAAAGAGAAGCAGCCAGATAAGGAAATTATCGAATTGACTGAGGAATGGCTCACAGAGGGGCTAAATTATATCACAGAGCACGCCCCTAGAGTGTATCAAGTATCGCTTGGGAACGAAGAACCTAAGAAGTGTGGACATTGTGATTATTGCAAATCACAGAAAAAACTGCATGAGGTTCTAACATTGGATGATTTACTAAATCGTGAATAGAAGGAGAGAAAGCTATGATTAATTCAGTCTGTCTTGTTGGAAGATTAACAAGAGACCCGGAACTAAAATACACCGGCAACAATATCGCAGTAGCATCTTTCAGTCTTGCGGTTAACCGTACCTTCAAAGATGCTAATGGCGAACGTGAAGCGGATTTTATCAACTGCGTTATCTGGCGTCAGCAAGCTGAGAATTTGGCTAACTGGGCTAAGAAAGGCGCATTGATTGGAATCACTGGACGCATCCAGACCCGTAGCTACGAGAATCAGCAAGGTCAACGGGTATATGTGACTGAGGTTGTCGCTGAGAACTTCCAAATGCTAGAAAGCCGTGCAGCTCGTGAAGGTGGCAATGCTAATCAAGGTAACACATCGGGAGCGTTTGGCAATGACAACAGCTATGCAGGGCCTTACGGGCAACAAGCACCGCAACAGCAAGGGCCACAACAGCAAGGGCCAAACTTTGCAAGAGAAAGCAGCCCATACGGTAATTCAAACCCAATGGACATCACTAGTGATGATTTGCCGTTCTAATTAGGTGAAATATGAAACTAGAATTTCTATTACCAAGGTCAAAATCTAAGCCTGCTCAAAATTTAGTTATCAACAGTAATGACAGATTTCACTATCAAGCAGAGGGCCGGATGGTCAAGAAACTGCGATTGATAGCGAGAGCAGAAGCGGGGCTTAACATTAAGCCAGTATATAGCCCAGATAAGCCTTGTAAAGTGCTTGTCACGGTCTATGCACCAACCAGACGAAGATTAGACCCACCCAACCTATATCCGACTGTTAAGGCTATTATAGACGGCTTGACGGACGCTAATTTATGGCCAGACGACAATCACGAAGTTATCAAAATGATGTCGTTTCAGTATGGCGGGCTAAGTGGTGAGTCTGGGAAATTTAAGATTGTGTTAGACATTGAAGGAGCGTGAAATGAATAGCAAATATAAAGACAAGCTAGTCGGTGTATATGCTCCTGGCAGTTACGATCACACAAGCGTATTAGGTCAAACGCAAGAGTTTTCGAAGTGGTTTTGGGCTAATCACGAGGATATGGAATATATCAGCGCCAAGCTAGGTATCAACGCAAAGAAACTCAACCGCATTCTAACGCTTGAGCAGTTACCGGATGAAGAATTACTAACGAGGATGATGGAATTATGCAAGTAAAAGAGTATGCCTTATACAAAGGTGAGGAATTGCTGGCAATGGGTACTAAGCGTGAAATTGCTGCACAATTGGGTGTGTCAGTAAATAGTGTTAGTCACTATGGAACACCAGTGTACGCTCGTAGAACCAGTGAAAACGGAAGGAGATTAATCGAGTTATGAAATATAAAGTAATTGTTTACTACGACAATATGGAAGACAGTGAGCATATTTTTAGCAACAAGAACGACGCTATCAACGAATTGCACCGCTTGCGAGGTGTTAAATATCGAAATTCTAGGATGTATACGGTGGAGATGGAAGAGGTGGAAGCATGAACAAATTAAGTAAAATGGCAATTATTGCTGTAAGTGGTTTATTATTTTTAACTGGTTGCTCAGAGGCAAATAGAGTATCTGAAAATTTATCTCAAGAATCGGATAACTTTAATGTTGTTCGAAAAGTAACGGTGATTGATGCTATTACAAATGACGTAATGTTCCAAATGAGCGGTAGGATGTCCATCAAGGCTGATACTCATGATAAACAACTTGAAATTGTTGTAGAAAATGACAAGAATAAATATCAAAAGCATATTATCGGTTTGTCAGATAATGTCTCTTATGTAGTAGAAGATGTTGAAGTACCGAATGTTTCAAAATACAAATATGAGATCAATTACAACCCTAAAATGTGGGTGCCTGCAAAACTAAAAAATGTTGATTAAGGGAGTTAGTCGAATGCGGTGGATAGTACGAGTAGCACGCACAATGGATGATGTTAAGGAGTGCCATTTCACGGATAAAACGAAGGCACTGGAATACGTTGAAGCGTTGAAAAAAGTTAATCATGGCAGTAGATGATGTCACTGTCTGGATGGAGGAAATTGATGATGATGACTAGAAATGAAGCAGTACAGAAATTGGCAACAGCAGGACGCCTTTCTATAGCCCACGCAGAGGATTTATATGATTCTTTCTTCGAGAAACCAGTAGTGCCGCAGTACGTGGCAGATTGGTATGAGGAACATAAGGAAAGACTAGATTACGAACTGTGGAAGTACCTTGTAAGCTGGGATAATCAAAGCCCCGATAGGTTTAAGGAATGGTTCAATACAGACTATGAAGTTACCCTAACCCTCGCCAACATGCACCAGTTTGGGTATGAGGTCGAGGAAGAGCTGAAGTATAGAGTTAGCGTAAAGGCGATTAACGATGAAGATAAATTTTTAAAAAGAGAAAAAGATGAAAACGTTTGGTATTTCGGTGATTCAAGTGCCATTGGGATTTTACAACACACCCGCAAAGAGCTAGAAGAAGCTAAATTCGGCTGGGTATTCGACTGCGAGGGCGTGGAAGTTAAGGAGGTGGACGATGGAAACGATTAAATTTATTTTGATGGTCGTAGCTGCGGTTTACGCCTGGCGCACGCTGTTTGGAGGGAATGATTAATGGCAAAATCTATCGCAGAATTAATTACTAAAATCAACCGTTGGGCAGACGAACGCAATCTTAAGCAGGCAGACCCAAAGATTCAGTGGATGCGTGTAACTGAGGAAGTCGGAGAAATTCGAGATGTACTCTTGAAACCGACTAAATTCACGGAACCGCAAGCAGCACTCAAGGACGCTATCGGGGACACGCTAGTAACGATTATCGTGCTAGCACATCAATTAGACCTTGATGTTACTGAGTGTCTAAGTGTTGCTTACGAGGAAATTAAGAACAGAAAAGGAAAGATGGTAAATGGAACATTCGTCAAGGAAGAAGATTTATAACGACCTAGCTATTGCTACCGTACTGCTCATGGTATCGCTAGCCATTAACGTGACTACTGTTCTACGAGTGGTTAACCAACCTATCGAGACAGTGGTTATCCACAAGGCAGATAATGCCGTTGAATTGCATGGAAAGGTCACTGGAAAATCTATGGTTGGAAAGCTATACACACTCGATTGTGGGGCGTATGGTAAGTTTCTAGTGAGCAAAGAACAGTACGATAGCGTGAATGTCGGGGATGATATCCCTAGCTATTTAAGAGGACGTGGCTCATGAGCAAAACCTACAAATATTCCGGACTGACCGAGGAATTATATCAACGGTTAGTCAGTGAACATGAAGCACTCAAACAAGCACACAAAAAAGGCTCTTATAAGCAGTTTTTCCAAGAGGTCAAGCAGTGCAGTGAAGTACAAGCTCGCATCATATATCAAGCATTTAATAGCGCAGTGGTGGAGCGTGCGAGAATATCACCAGCGACAGTCGATAGGTTGGAAGGCATCATTTCTGATGAGTTGTTCGACGACCTCCAAGACTATCTGTCTACTAATTACACAAGAGGGAAAACCACGCGCCCGGTTTTGGATAAAACCAACGCAGGACTGCCAGAGGGACTGTTTAAACGGTTTCAAGAAGAAGTGAAAGAACTACGCAAGGAACACCCTAACAATCTAAATAACTACATTAGAGACGTCAAGGACTGCGACCAAAAAAATGCTAACAGAACCCAAAACGCCCTTAATCTGTGCTATGCGGAGAAAGCTGCTCTAACTCCGTTGAAGGCGATTCAAATGGAAGGGCTACTTTCAAGAGAGCTATTTAGTGAGATTATTGATTTCGTTTTCAATAACTATGAATGGGCCGAGAGGTTGGACAACGAAATTGATCGCATAACCCTAGAATATCGGACCAAAGGCAAGGTAGGGCGTGAGAAGACCACGGTTAGAAAAGCCCTATATAAAGCCTATGCGTTAGGCGTGTAGCTAGAACGGTTTACGAGGGTTCGACTCCCTCGCTAGCTATTACCAGTTAAATAAACAACTAGAATCGAGGAACCTTTTTTATTTCGTTCACAAATCTAAAGCGCATTACTGGTAGCGTGATTATTCAAGGCTTTATGCCTGCAATGCGAAACTGAAATCTCCATAATTCTACTTATTTTATTCTTTGTATTATTTCAAAAAGGAGGAAAACCTCCAAAATGATTTCTATATCGCAGGCTGGAATGGTTACTCAAGGGGTTCGATTCCTCTTGCCAGTCATTGTCTGTCAAAATACACTAAAAAAATGGATATAGATTTTTAGTGGCTTGGACACTTTTTAACACTTTTTCAACATTGGACAAGCTGACAGACCTTGTCCAAACAAACCCAGCAAATTTAAGAAAAAAAGGATGTGAAACACCCTCTTTCTTATTGATATCTTGCATTACAAAATAGCCAAAGGCCTTGCTGGTGTCGACGGCTAAAAGGAGGTGACACCAAGGCTCACAAACTCAATCTTTTCATATCTCTTCTCTTAATAATTGTGAGCCGAAGAAAATAAAAAAAGACCGACACAATGGCCGGCACTTTCTGAAAATCAACACTACTATTATACCAGAGAGGGCTTAAAATGCTATTGCCGGAAATTGATGAAAAAGCAACAATCAAACGTTGCAAGCGAAAACTTCGAGAATACCCACGATGGCGAGAGATTGCACACGATAGCGCTGAACAGAAGATTACACAAGAGTTTACTTTTATGCCCAGAGGTGGCAGTGGAGTGAGTAGACCAGTGGAAAATATTGCAGTTAGGCGTGTCGATGCTATGAACGAGCTGGAAGCCATAGAACAAGCAGTTAGTGGTCTATACCGTCCAGACTATCGCAGAATACTGATAGAAAAATATCTGGCATACCCACCGAAACCAAACTGGCAAATTGCCCAGGCAATCGGATTCGAGAGAACGGCTTTTCAAGAGCTACTTAATAATGCTATCCTAGCATTTGCTGAATTGTATAGAGATGGCAAATTAGTTGTAGAGTGTTGAAATGACGGTATTTTGACGGATAAAGCACGGTATCTTACAACTGTTTAAAGTGGTATTATTATATTATCGAAGAAAATCAGAGACAGCTCACTTTGTGGGTTGTCTTTTTTATGCACAAAAAACTGGCAGAGAAGGAGGTGGACATATTGGGCTAAATCAACGACAGAAATTATTTGCTAGTGAATATATCAAGCTAGGCAATGCAACACAAGCTGCTATCAATGCTGGATATAGCGAAAAGACGGCAGGGCGCATCGCTGGGCAAAACTTGAAAAAACTTGAAATTAAGAGCTATATCGATGCCGAAGTTGAGAAAATGCACAGCGAGAACATCATGGATGCTAAAGAAGCCTTGTCCATTCTATCCGACATTGCAAGGGGTAAGCGTGATGAAGAAGTCCTCATGATGAATCCAGTCTCTGGTGAAGTTGAACGGGTGACTAAGAAGGCTGATAATAACACGGTTATCAAGGCAATCACTGAAATCTTGAAACGCTATCCGACTGCTAAACAAGCTGAGAAATTACAACTTGAGATTGAGAAACTTAAATCTCAAATCGGTGGTGATGAAGGACAAGACGAGAAAATTGCTGGTTTCCTCGATATCATCAAAGGAGCTGTAAGTGATGGACTTGAGTAAGCTCTATACCAAGCGACAGTTGGATGTGTTGAATTACATTTGGAATCATGACTGGTTTATTTGTGGGCTTCATGGCGCTAAGCGTGCTGGTAAGACAGTGGTTAATAACGATACGTTTGTAACTGAGTTAAGTCGCGTCAGAAAGATTGCTGACCGTTTAGGTGTGGATGAGCCTATCTATATCTTAGCGGGTACATCGTCAACGTCGATACAGAACAACGTGCTGCAAGAACTGTATAATAAATATGGCTTTGAGCCAAAGTATGACAAGCATGGCTCTTTCGTATTTTGCGGCGTTAAGGTTGTGCAAGTGTACACAGGCTCTATATCTGGGCTTAAGCGTGCCCGTGGTTTTACGGCGTTCGGGGCTTACGTCAACGAGGCGTCGCTAGCTAATGAGATTGTTTTCAAAGAAATTATCTCACGTTGTTCTGGTGAGGGTGCCCGTGTCGTTTGGGATAGTAACCCAGACAATCCGAATCATTGGCTTAACCGAGACTACATTGGCAAAAACGATGGCAAGATTATAGATTTCAGTTTCAAGCTCGATGATAACACCTTTCTATCAAAGCGCTATATCGATTCAATCAAGGCAGCGACACCAAAGGGTAAATTTTATGACAGAGATATCCTCGGGCTTTGGAGTGTTGCAGAGGGCGCTATCTATGCTGATTACGACAGCAAGATACACGTAGTTGATGAATTGCCAGACATGAGACGCTACTTTGCTGGGATTGACTGGGGGTATACTCACTACGGTTCTATCGTGGTAGTCGGTGAAGGTGTGGATAACAACTACTATCTTATCGATGGCGTAGCAGCACAATTCAAAGAGATAGATTGGTGGGTAGAGCAAGCTAGGAAACTAACTGATATCTACGGGAACATACCATTCTATGCTGACAGCGCCCGTCCAGAGCACGTAGCAAGATTTGAGAACGAAGGGTTTGATATCAGCAACGCTAACAAGTCAGTGATAGCCGGTATCGAGCTTATCGCTAAATTATTTAAAGAACGCAAATTATACGTTAAACGGGGTTTCGTACCTCGTTTTTTTGATGAGATATTCCAGTACCGATGGAAAGAGAACAGCACGAAGGACGAGCCGTTAAAAGAGTTTGACGACGTCCTGGATAGTGTGAGATACGCTATATATTCTGATTTTGTCATCGGTAGTACGGAAAGAGCAAGTTATGATGACTTGCTTAATATGTTTGGTTAGGAGGAATGATGGAACGAACACTATTTACAGATAGCACTGGGCAAGACAGAGTTTTAAACTTGCGTTTCCATCGAGGGTCCCGCATTCGCTATCGAGCTGATAGCCTTGAGGAACTCATGGCTGGTAATTGGGAATTGCTGAAACACTTCATCAATCAACACAAGTTGAGACAAGCCCCGCGCATTCAAGAGCTCATGGACTATGCCAGAGGTGAAAACCACGACGTTCTTAAATCTGGGCGTCGTAAGGATAAGGAAATGGCTGATAAACGAGCTGTACACAATTATGGCCGTATGATTAGCAAGTTTAAAACGGGCTATTTAGCTGGCAATCCTATTCGTGTGGAATACGACGATAATAACGACCATTCGCAAAATGACGAAGCAATTAAGCTTATTGGTCGAATCAATGATATTGATACACATAATAGAACGCTTATCAGAGATTTATCTCAAACTGGTAGAGCTTATGAGCTTATCTATCGCAGTGAGTACGATGAAACACGCATTAAGCGCCTTAGTCCGCTAGATACGTTTGTAATCTACGACAACTCCCTGGAAGACAACTCTATCGCAGCTGTTCGATATTACAAGCGTGGGTCTCTGGAGAATGCCAAAGAGGTTGTGGAAGTTTACACGGCCGACTACATCTATACGCTTGACGTGTCAGATAGTTTCAGTGAAATTTCGGTGACAGCTCACGCATTCGGTACCGTACCGATTACGGAGTTTCTAAATAACGTTGACGGTATCGGTGACTATGAAACTGAGCTCTATCTTATTGATCTATACGACAGCGCAGAGTCAGACACAGCGAATCACATGAGTGATATGGCAGACGCTATTCTCGCCATTTATGGTGACTTAGCATTGCCGCAAGGCATGAAGGCTAGCGATATGAAACGCACTCGTTTAATGCAGCTTAAACCGCCTAAATCGGCGGATGGCAAAGAGGGTGCGGTTAAAGCTGAATACCTCACGAAGGCTTACGACGTGACTGGTGTTGAAGCATATAAGACACGCTTAAACAAGGATATCCATGTATTTACCAACACACCCGATATGTCAGACACTAATTTCAGCGGAAATACGTCTGGTGAGGCATTAAAATACAAATTATTTGGGTTAGATCAAGACAGAATCGACACGCAATCTCAATTCACAAAAGGATTGAAACGCCGCTATCGTCTTGCTGCTCGTATTGGCTCGTTAGTCAACGAATTTAAAGATTTTGACGAAAGTCTCTTGAATATTACCTTCACTCCAAACTTACCTCGTTCGCTTGCTGAACAAGTTGAAGTATTGGCCGGTTTGGGTGGTCAAGTGTCGCAAGAAACAGCTCTAAGTTTGTCTGGATTGGTCGAAAGTCCAACCGAGGAACTCGACAGAATGAACAGAGAGGTGTCTGAAATCGATATTAAGGGATATTCTAGCGATTTTAACAACCACGTAGGCAAATATACAGACGATTCTGCGAGGGTTGATGTATGACATATTGGTCAGAGCGTGCCCAACGCGAGAGAGAGCGAGCTGACCGGAAGTCAGAGGAAGAGTTTAAAAAAGAACTCGAAGACCTCTACAGAATGGAATTAGGCCAGTTACGAAAAGAACTTGACACTTATATCCAAAATTTCGCTGAAAAGAACGGGCTAGCTGTTGAAGACGCTAAGAAACGTGCTAACGAATTCGATATTAAGGGTTTTGAAAGCAAAGCTAGACGCTATGTTGCTGAGAAAGATTTCAGCGCTACGGCTAACGAGGAATTGAGAAATTACAACTTTTCGATGTCAGTTGGTAGGCGTGAGCTGCTTATCCAGCAATTAGAGCTTGAATTGATGTCTCTTGCTGAGGGTGAAGAAAAGCTTATGCGTGAGTACCTAAACACTGCTTATAAAGCTGAAATGGCAAGAGGTAGCTTGTTAGATCAGAGCGTTCTAAAAGGCAACATCTTAGCTCATGCAATGGAAACGGCGGTTAACGCTAACTTCGAGGGGGCTAAGTGGTCAGAGCGTATTTGGGGCAGAAATGCACAGTTGAGACAGTTAGTTAGAACTGAGGTGACAAGGGCTCTAATTCGTGGAGATAACGGTTTGACGATTGCAAGACGTATCAGAAAACACATGGATGTGTCTCGTACTAATGCAGAACGTTTGGGCATCACAGAGCATGCTAGAGTCCAGACGTTAGCTCAGCAAGACATCATGAAGGAAAACGGCTTTGAGTATTTCAAACTCATGCCAGAAAGTCGAGCGTGTTCGATTTGCAAAGGGATTGGTGAAGAGACAGAAAAGAATCCTGTCAGAATCGCCGATATGGAAATCGGAAAGAATGCGCCGCCTATTCACCCTTACTGCCGGTGTGCAGTAGTTGAGGTTGAATAGTGCACCATGTTTCAAGGAACCGTAGGGGGCGAGCCTCTAATGGTGCATAGGGCTATTTTAGGCCCTAAATAAACATTACTACCGTGGCTTGCGGGTAAATACACTAGACAAGACTAGATAGGGCGTAGCTAGCCTTAACGTGGCTTAGAAAGGGTATCGCTTGCGAGACTAGATAGGAGAACAAAATGGAAACAGATAACACAACAGTCGAAACGGTCGAAACTACAGAAGTAAGCCATGACGTTGATAACAATCAACCGAGCGACTTCCAAGCGCCGCAATCACAGTCAGAACTGGACAGTATTGTTAATAAGGCAGTCCAAACAGCCTTGAAAAATCAGAAAAAGGGCGAAGAAGCACGAGTAAGTGAAGCTATCGCCAAAGCATTACAAAAAGAACAAGACTATTCAAAATTATCTGCTGCTGAGCGTGCGAGCAAGGAATTTGAAGACCAGAAGGCAGAATTTGAAAAGCAAGTAGCACAATTTGAGTTTGAAAAATTAAATATGGCAGTTAAAGAAGACCTTGTTTCAAAAGGTTTGCCAGTTGAATTGGCTGATATGTTTAGCCATGCTGAGAATGCCGCTGAGGCTCTTAAAATGGTCGGTACGTTTGAGAAAGTCTTCAACGATGCCGTCGCTAATCAAGTTAAAGCTACTATCCGACAAAACTCACCTAAAGCCGCAAGCGCCGGTGATGCTCAAATGGATAATTTTGGGGCTCAACTTGCCAAGTCTACGAGCGTTACGGCTGCTCGTTTTATCTAAAGCAGAAAGGAATCTTTAAATGTCAACAACTAAAATTTTTGACACATCAAACATTGTTCGCTCATTGCCTTACAAAGCAGTAGCGGCAACTGTAGACAAAACTTATGAGGGTGTATTGGTCGACGGCAAGAAATATATCAAAGCTGGTACTTTGGTAGCTGGTAAAGATGGCTCAATCTTTGACGACCGCACAAAAGCCGTTGTGGAAAACAAAACAGCGCCAGAAGGCATTGTCCTCTACGACGTAGATTTGACAATCGAGAACGCTGTATCAGTGCTCTATGCTGGTGAGGTTTACAAGAACAAAGTTAATGGCGGTGAGGTAGACGACGCTGTTAAGAAGGCATTGCCACTTATCAAATTTATCTCTGAGAAATAAAAGGGGGACTATTAAAACATGGGACTTATTTATGATAAAGTAACCGCATCTAACATTGCTGGTTATTTCAATGCGTTGCAAGAAAATGTTAACTCTACTTTGGGTGAGTCTATTTTTCCAGCACGCAAACAACTTGGAACTAAATTGTCTTACGTCAAAGGAGCGTCTGGTCAAGCTGTTGTGTTGAAAGCCGCTGCATTCGATACTAACGTTACAATCCGTGACCGTGTTAGCGCTGAGATGCACGACGAACAAATGCCATTCTTCAAAGAAGCTATGCTTGTTAAGGAAAATGACCGTCAACAACTTAACCTTGTTAAGGATTCCGGCAATGAAGCGTTGGTTAACACAATCGTAGCTGGTATTTTCAACGACGATGTGACACTTATCAACGGCGCTCGTGCCCGCCTTGAAGCTATGCGTATGCAAGTGCTTGCTACTGGTAAAATTGCTTTTACAAGTGGAGGCGTTAATAAAGATATTGACTACGGCGTTAAACCAGAGCACAAAAAACAAGTAACTAAGAGCTGGGCTGAAACGGACGCTAAACCTCTTGCTGACTTGGAAGAAGCTATCGAAACAGCGCGTGAACTTGGACTTAACCCAGAGCGTGCTGTAATGAATGCTAAAACATTCGGTCTTATTCGTAAGGCTGCTTCAACAGTTAAGGTTATCAAACCTCTTGCTGGTGATGGTGCAGCAGTTACTAAATCAGAACTTGAAAACTACATCGCTGATAATTTCGGTGTGTCTATCGTTCTTGAGAACGGCACTTATCGAAACGATAAAGGCGAGGTTTCTAAATTCTTCCCAGACGGGCATTTGACACTCATTCCTAACGGTGCTCTTGGTAATACTGTTTTCGGTACTACTCCAGAGGAATCTGACTTGTTTGCTGACAACACTGTTAATGCGGACGTTGAAATCGTTAATAACGGTATTGCAGTAACAACAACTAAAACTACTGATCCAGTCAACGTACAAACTAAGGTCTCTATGGTAGCATTGCCATCGTTCGAACGTTTGGATGATGTTTACATGCTTACTGTAATCCCAGCGCTTTAATAGGGTTTTGTCATGAATATCGTATTAAAGGCGTTTATGAATAAGACCGACGGCACAGTTTATTATGTTGGTGACTTGTACGATGGCGAACGTACCGAGGAACTCATTGAGTTAGGGTACGTCCAGGACGACAAACCAAAGAAGAGAACTAGAGCTAAGAAGACTGCTGAATAGCGAGGTATGGCATGAAGACGTTAGATAAAGACCAAATCATTGAAAACGTTTCTGTTGACCTCGACACTAACGACGATGGCTTGCTTGAAATTCTGTTGGAGCGTGTCGTTAACCATTTCAAGGCTGAGTATGGCGTCGAGGAAATCGACAACAAGCTAGCATTCATTTTCGAAGATTGCGTGATTAAGCGTTTCAATCGTCGAGGTGCTGAGGGTGCTAAATCTGAGTCAGTAGATGGCCATTCTATGTCGTATTATGACAACGAGAACGAGTTTAAACCTTACGATGACATGCTTCAAAGGTTATATGGAAATTCTGGGCAAGCTAGAGAGGGCGAGGTGCTATTTCTATGAGATACGCTGATACCGTAGTGTTAAAATATAACGATAAGACGAACAAACGCTACGACCCCGAATCAGGTCGCATGGTAGGTGGCAAGGAGTGGGCTAGAACAATAGCGTGCAATGTCACTGGTGCCAGCCTTGACTTACAAGCTAAACTAGGAGACCTATTAAACACTAATAGTATCGTCATTAGATTTAGAAGTCCTATAACAGTTGGAATTGACACAATTGAATATAATGGTGGAAAATACAAACCCGTTACTGTTAGAGATTATTTAGCTGGTCGTAACGTCATCTACGCCAATAAGGTAGGCAAATAATGGCGACACTAGAATTTGAAGGCTTGGACGAAATGGCTCAAAGCCTTTTGAGGAACGCCTCGCCCGAAAAACGCTTAAAGGTTTTGCGAAAGTATGGCGCTAAAGTCAAAGAGGCTGCTATTAACAAGGCGCAATTTACCAAAGGCTATTCAACGGGTGCTACTCGTAGAAGCATTCCCTTGCAAGCCGGTGGCAATCAAGCTGTTATCGAAGCCTTGACTAACTATTCGGGCTATGTCGAAGTAGGTACACGAAAGATGGAGGCACAACCATTCATGAAACCAGCGCTTGAAGAAGTAGTGCCAGAAATGGTCGAAGAAATGGCGAAATGGGATGAAACATGAAACAACCAGATCAGTTACTTCATGACGAAATGTTTCGGATTAGTAGTGAGTTGGGATATGCTACCTATACTTATTTGCCACCCGAAAACGTGGCCTATCCATTCGTAGTCATGGGTGAAACAAAGGTCTTGCCACAAGCTACCAAATCGCACTTAATAGGGCGTTTATCGTCTACGGTGCATATCTGGGGGCGCGTGGATGACCGGAAATTATTATCAGATATGGCTGGACAGTTAATGTCTAGCTTTTTTGCTATCAAAACCATTGACGGCATGCAGTTTTCAGCAGAGGTTAACCAGTCGTCAATTGATAGCAATCGAGACAATAGCACGGATGAAGTTTTATATCACTTTATCGTGTATACGTATTTTAAATTTATTTAGGAGGAAGAAATGGCTGAAACTAAAGTCAAAGAAGCCCAACTTGGGAAAGAAAAAATCTTGATGTTCCGTAAATTCGGAGACAAGACAGCAGCGGCTAAACTTGCTTTGCAAACTGAGCATGAATGGGAATACTCACGAGATGCAGACACTACTAAAACCAAAGATGGTGCAGTGGTAGCTGATGGCGGTCTTGAAACTAAACTCTCAATCACTGCCATTGGAACAAAGGATGAACTCAACGAAATGTTGAAGAAATCAGTAGTTGACGGTTATAAAGTCGAAGTTTGGGAAATCGACTTGTCTGACAAAAAGGATAACGGAAAATATGGCGCTCTTTACGCTATTGGCCGTTTGTCTAGCTGGAAAGTGCCAGCTAACGTTGAGGAACTTGTGGAAATTGAATCAGAAATGTCAGTCGAAGGTAAACCACAAGCTGGTGAAGCCACATTGACGGCTGAACAAGTCAAGGAAATTCAATATACATTCCAAGACACTATTGCGATCAATTCCCTCTAATAGTATGTAATTATCTTGAGCCAAGCTGTTTCAGTTTGGCTTTTTATTTTAGAAAAAAATAGGAGTAAACACACAATGAACACAATCACTATCGAAAATAAAGACTACACTTTGACTTACGGTTTCGACTTTATCCGAGAACTTGACAAACGCTATTCTGTTTCAGACGGTGGTGTTTCGTTCGGTTTCGGTGTGCAGCATGCAGTCGTAGACTTGCAACAAAAGAACCCAGTTATCTTGCTTGACCTCATTCAAGCGGCAACTATCACAGAACGCCAAAAACCTTCGGTTAAAGGCATTGAAGCTTATGTCATTGAAGAAGCTGAAAAAGACCAACTTGACACGCTTTTTGATGATTTTTTAGCGGAATTGCGTACTCAGTCTTTGACGAAAGCAACCGTCCAACGAGTGGAAGACGCAACAGCGTAGTTCAAAACGCAAGTGATTCCCAAAACTCAGCCGAAACGTATGAGGAATTAATCACGAATGCCATGGCTGATTTTGGTGTGTCATTGCTTGAAGCTCGAAGAATGACGCTTAAAGAGATGAAACTCTATCAGAAAGCGTATAAGAAACGTTTTTTGAATAAAGAAAGAGAAATCTACCAACTTGCCTACTTAAACCGATTGGCAAATGCCACAACGAAAGATGGCAAGAAGTATCACTTCGAGAAGTTCGACGACTTCTATAATGCTAAAGAACGAGCCCGTGAGGTGCTAGGTGAGAAAATCACTAACAGCAAGCTATTAGAGCGGGCTAGAAACAATCTTAATTACAAACGAGAAAGAGGGTTGCTAGATGGCAGATAAAACGTTTAACGTCCGAGCGATATTAAGTGCTCAAGACAACGGCATGTCTAGCGCACTCAAAAGGGCACAACAAAACGCTGAGAATTTGGGCAAAACTGGCACCAAGTTAGGCTCGGTTTTCAAAAGTGTTTTGGGTGCTAATTTAGTTAGTGCTGGTATTACTAAGGGAATCGGTGCATTGACTAGTGGGGTCAGAGGGCTGGTCGGAGAATTAAACAGCTCTACTAAGGCTTGGAAGACTTTTGACGGAAGTCTAAGTCAGCTCGGTTGGGGTAAGTCAGAGATTGCATCAGCTAAAAAAGCGATGCAAGATTATGCAACACAAACTATCTATTCTGCGTCCGATATGGGGACTACATTCTCCCAAATGGCTGCTATTGGGCGCAAGGATGCTGAAAGCTTGGTAAAGGCTATGGGTGGACTTGCCGCATCAGCTGAAAATCCAAAACAAGCTATGAAAACCTTGAGTCAGCAAATGGTTCAAGCAATGACTAAGCCTAAAATTCAATGGCAAGATTTCAAGTTGATGATGGAACAATCACCAGCGGGGATGGCTGCCGTTGCTAGAGAGATGGGCATGTCTCTTGATGACCTCGTAAGCAAGATTCAAAACGGCGAGATTAAGACCGAGGATTTTGCAGAGGCATTCAAACGAGCTGGTGACTCTATGCAGCACTTAGCCACTAGATATAAGTCAGTGGATGAGGCTGTCGGGGGACTGTATGAAACGGTCTCTACGAAACTGCAACCAGTTTTTGAAAAACTAAGCGACAAGGCTATTAGAGGAATCGAGGGTATCATTGATACTCTTGGTAAAATCGATGAAGTTTCTGTACAAAGGTTTGCAAATGGCCTTAGTGAAGGGATTGATAAAGCGGTTAAAGACGTAAGTCAGACTGTGCAAGCTTTTTGGCAAGGCTTTTCAAACACTGGAGCATTGAAGAATCTAGGTGCGACCTTCACTTATATTTCAAGCTCAATCAAGCAATTATTCAGCAAAATTGACGGCAGTAAGCTCATGCAGGGCATTGGCTCGGTGTTTGGTGACATTGCTAACGGGATTTCACAAGCCTTGAATATCGCCACTACCTCAGTTAGAAGTTTCATTACTTCATTTGCTGATACCGGAGCTTTTCAGTCGTTTAAAGCAGCGGTGCAAGATACTTGGAACGCTCTTAAAACTATCGGCTCATCATTCGGTGAGGTGCTTGGTAGTTCACAAATGCAGTCTATCATCTCCGGTATTGGCTCAGCGTTTGGGACACTAGCCAAATGGGTATCACAAGCAGCGTCAGCGGTTGCTAAATTTGTAAGCGGCCTACCTAAAGGGGTGCTCAATGGCATTACTAGCGGGATTTTGGGAATGGTAGCAGCGTTTATGACTGCAAAGGCTGGTATTTCAGCGGTAGGCATTGCAATGAAAGGACTGAACTCCCTTAAAAGTCTCAATCCGTTCAAGAAGTTCGGAACGGATGCGGCAGAAGGCATGGCTCAAGCTGCTACTAGTGCAAGCAATGGCAAGAGCAAGATTGCCCAAGTGTTCGAGAGTATCGGCGGCGTGATTAAAAACGCTGGTTCAGCAATATCACAAGCTGCCAAAGGTATCGGAACGGGTATCTCTACAGCATTTAAGGGAATTGGTACAGCTATCAATATCGCCTTGCAAGGTTTAAGAGGTCTCAATCCAGCTACATTAATTTCATTCGGTGCTGCCGTAGCTATCGCAGCGGTCGGAATTGGTGCAGGGGTTGCTATTATCTCAGCGGGATTCGCACTTTTAGCCACTCAATCGCAAGGTGTTTCACAGATTCTAAACGCCATTGGTTCAGCGTTTGGAACCGTTGTTGAATCTATCGGAAAGGCAGCAGGGAGTATCGTTGAAGCGTTTGGCACGGCATTCGGTATCGTTGTTAAGGCGGTCGGAGAAGCCGCACCAGGGCTCGCCAAACTTTCACCGCTGGTTGAAGCTATCGGCACTGCTCTAGGCAATGCAGCCCCATTCATTACAGCATTTGGTAATGCTTGGACGTCTATTTTAGGAACGCTTCCAGCTATTATTAGTGCATTCAGCGGACTAGTTTCCGCTATAGGCTCAGCGATTAGCCAAATAGCAACAGCAGTAACTCCGATTGTCCAAATCATCGGAAATACTATCACAGCAGTAGCTCAGATTATTGCTAACGCTATCGTGGCAATCGCACCAGTAATCTCGAATTGCATTGTCCAAGTTGCTCAAGTAATCGGGCAATTTGGACCGCAGATCGCAATGGTTTTACAAGTAATCGTGCAAGGTATCCAAGCAACGGCACCAGTTATTATAACCTTGATTCAAGGGATTGTTACAGTCGTTCAAACTCTTGCACCAGTCATTAGTCAAGTGATTTCTGCCATTGTTACGGTTGTTCAAACTCTTGCACCTATCATCAGTCAAGTGATTTCAGCGATTGTTACAGCAATCACTCAAATTGTGCCTATTATTACGGCAATTGGTGGTGTGATTAGTGCTGCATTTAGTGGCATTGCATCGGTTGTGTCAGCAGCAGGAATGGCAATCGCTACGGCTGCAATGGGTATCGGTACGGCTATTAGTACGGCCCTAAGTGGTGTGGCAAGTATTATCAGTGCGGCTGGTTCAGCTATCGGAGCAGCCTTGCAGGGTATTGCTAGCGTGGTGCAATCGGTTGGTACTTCTATCAGCACAGCGGCGCAAGGTATCGGAAACGGTATTAAGTCGGCGTTTGAAGGTATTTCAAGCGTTATTACATCCGCCGGTAGTGCAATCAGCAGTGTATTGAATAGCTTGGCTAATGTGTTCAACTCAATCGGTACCGCAGCACAGAAAGCAGGGTCTGGGTTCAACCAACTTGCGAATGGTGTTGTTAAGATTACCAATACTAACCTTGGAGACATGGCTGCATCTCTTGCAGCGGTTGCCAAGGGCGTCGGTTCTATCGGTAACAACTCAGCGGGGCTTGCGAAAGCCGGTACTGGTATGACTCAACTTGGAAATGGTATGAGCAAGGTGTCTAGTTCAGCGTCTAGCGCTGTATCTGGATTGACTTCGTTCTCAAGTACAATCACAAGCATTCAATCAGCATTCACCAGCTTGCAGTCACTATTGACATCAGCAGGAACAGCGTTCAGCACGTTCTCTAGTCAAGCTAGTCAATCACTTGCTGGGTTAACGGCTATCGTAGGACCTATCACTACATTTAGAGCAGAAGTCATGACACTAGCCCCTGCATTAACGCAAGCGGCAACTGGACTGACACAGTTCAGCTCTATTTCAACAACATTGAGCGCTAGTATGACTGCAATCACTGCAAGCATGACCATGTTGACTGCTAGCTTAACAAGTTTGGCTAGTCAATTAACTATGATTACTGCCAGCATGACAACAGTGTCAGCTGGTATGACCATGTTTGGCACTGGAATGACTGCGATTGGTACAGCGTTAACTATGCTGAATAGTCAATTTATGATGTTTGCCACATCGCTAACACAATTGACAACGCAATTCACAACAGCAGTAATGCCTCTGAATATGTTCAATATGGCTCTAACCATGATGACACCGGCATTGATGTTAGCATCTACTGGATTCATGCAATTTAACGCTCAAGTCATGCAATCTGTAACTGGAATGACTGCCTTATCAACTGCAATTGCTACTATTCCAGCTATTCTTACAGCCGTAGCTAGCACTGCTAATACTGCGGCATCAGCTATCATGCGCATTGCCACTAGCGCACCGCTTATCGCAAGCGCTATGAATAGTGCGGCTGGACAAGTCCAGTCAGCAATGCAGCGCATGGCACAAGCAGTACAGTCTAGCGGTCAACGTATGATTCAAATGGGGCGTCAAGCAGGGACTCAGACTGGTCGGAACATTGCAAGCGGCATTCAATCAGCGGTTGGGCAAGTAGGCTCAGCAATGGACAGTTTAGTCAATGCAGCGGCTGCCAGAGCTAATGCTGGGGTAGGGCGTATGAGAGCGGCTGGGGCGCAAATCGGTAACGGTTTGGCTCAAGGTATGCTTTCAGCTTTAGGAGCAGTTCCGGCGGCAGCTAATGCCCTTGTAGCTCAAGCAGAACGAGCAGCGCAAGCAGCAGCCAAAATTCACTCACCTTCACGTTTGTTCCGTGACAACGTTGGTATTTATATCGGTCAAGGTTTGGCCGTTGGTATTGATAAGAGTGTTAAATACGTCAAATCATCAATTGCTGACATGATTGATACTGCTAGCCGTTATGCTATCAGCGCCCGTGACCTTTTTGAAGATAACAATATCTTTGATAGTTTCGAAGGTGGCAAGATGCGAGGAAGCATTGATTTGTCAATGGCGGACGATGCGAGAATGGACAGATTGGAGCAAGCGCTTGACGTTATCACTGATCTAGTAGGACGTCCGATTTCGCTTAACATTAACGGTCGTGAGTTTGCTTATGCGGCAGCCGATGACATGAGCAGTTATCAAAAAGCGCAAGAATTTACTTACAAACGAATGAGAGGGCTTGAATAATGGCTTTATTTCAATTCAATGGATATGACCTAAACAACTATTTCAAGCTTATCAAAGTAGAGCATGAGATAGGAAATGAGCGGTCTATCTCAACAGATTCAGCGCCATCGATTGGCGTTAATGTTCAACACGTTAATATTGGTGCTAAGAAGATTAAGGTTACAGTCAGCCTAGCCACTAGAGATTTGGCTGATATGACATTTATTGATCCTAATCAACCAGCACCGACTGACAATGGGCAGTTTTACCGAGTTCGGGAAGAAGCTGCCAGAGTGCTACATACCAAAGAAGCGGTTAAGCTCTTTTTACCAACGGAGCCTGACCGCTATTATTTGGCACTCGTTAAAGGTGAGGTCAATCTCAGAGGTATCTCTGATTGGTACGACCAAGCAACGATTGAATTTATCGTACCGGACGGAGTAGCACATTCGACTACTTACAAGCGTGTTACTGATTTTCGAGAAGATAAAGGGAAAATGATTTTCTCTATCGATAACCAAGGCTCAGAGAATGCTTATCCGATTATTACATTAAAAGCCAACGGTGATAACGGTTACTATGGATTGGTTAACGAAAAATTCGCATTCGAGGTTGGGAACACTGAGGAAGTGGACGTGGAGCCTTACAAACATTCTGAAATTCTGTTTGATTACGTTTCAAATGGCTGGATTGTCAAAGGGTTAGCGGAGGGCAAGAAAAACGTTGGTATCTTAAATGATACGCTTCAAAACCTTAACGGAACACTTGGGATTGTCAATGCGTGGGATAGACCACACTTAGCGTTAACAAACCGTGGGAGTGGTCGAGAAATCAATAACGCTGCATCTCTTACATGGGATATCCCAGCGGATAGCACAGGAGAACGGGGCTCTATCAATGAGTATATGTGGTGGAGACAGATTTTTTGGGTAAACCCAGCTAATCAAGTTGGTTTTATCAAAATTTCAATCACCTCAGAGACCGGTGAATTTTTGTACGGTGTTGAGACAATCAAGCGTGGAAATGGCTTGACCACTGAATACAACCTATTAACCTCTAACGGTATAGGCGGTTACAACATGCACAAATTGGGCACTTTTTGGGCCACTCACAATGCGCATGAAAACCCGTTCAATAAAGACGGTGGACAATCTGACTTACAGCGTCGGGATGAAGAAATACAAGTTTTTTGGCGTGGCAGTTATCCAAAGTTCAAAGTTCCAGAAATCAAAGGGAAAAAGTCAGCTAAAGTACACGTAGCACTAGGGGCATTTGGTAATGATAGACCGGCGCCAACCCACATGTATTTAGATGCTTTTGTTTATCGAAAAGATTTCGTCAACGGGACAAAAGATATTCCTAATAGATACTCACAAGGTAGCTCGCTAGTCATTAACAGCGAGACGGATATAGTATATCTCAACAATCTACCTAATTTAGATCAGATTGTTGATGGCTCATTGTGGCCAGTGTTGCCACCGGGGCAATCAGAGTTGGAAATCATTCAATCGTCATGGGCTAATAGGAAACCTAGCGTAACCATTGAATTTGAAGAAAGGTGGATTTAATGTTATTAACCATTCATAACAATAATTTGCAAAAAGTTGCTTATATAGACAACGAGAAGCAAACCACCTTGAATTTTTTTAACGACAAATGGACTCGTTCCCTTGAGTCAGGCACATCTGTATTTGAGTTTTCGGTCTTTAAGAAAAAAATCAAGTCAGATACAGTAGTCGAAAAAGCTTACAAACACTTAAACGAACGCTCATTTGTTAGTTTTCGATACAAAAAGAGGTCATATCTCTTTAATGTGATGAAAATTGAAGAAGATGAGCACATTATCCGTTGTTATTGTGAAAATCTGAGCCTTGAGCTATTACTTGAGTACCAAGGAGCGTACAAGGCAACGAAACCCATGACATTCAAGGAATACTTGGACGAATGGGGCACGTTGGGGTTGTCTAAGGTAAGATTGGGAATCAATCAAATCAAGGACGCTAAGAAAACATTGGAATGGGAGGGGCAAGAAACTGCCCTTGCTCGTTTGATTTCGTTAGCTCGAAACTTCGATGCTGAAATCGAATTTGAAACGAAATTACAAGCTGATAGTCAACTTGATGAATTTGTTTTAAACGTCTATAAGGCTCATGATGATAAAAATCAAGGTGTCGGTCGTAAGCGTAGCGATATCGTGATTAAATATGGTAAAAACATCAAGAGCATTAAACGCAGTATCGACAAGACAAAAATCTACAATGCTGTCAAGCCGATTGGACGCAAAGAGGAAACGAAAGAGAAGACAAGTAAGGTTTCAAATCCAGCTACTAGTCAAGTAGCTAGTGGGGGCAAGAAATACACTGGGGGCAATCTATCTTACGCTGGGCACCCATTGAGTGCTGCTTTGGTGCAAACCATCTTGAATCTATGTGTCCAACGCAATCTCTTGCCGTCGGGTGTCTTGGCTCAACTCTATCTTGAGTCTTGGTGGGGTGCCTCAAACGTAGCTAAACGAGACAACAACTGGGGTGGTATTACTGGGAGTGCTCAGACTCGCCCTAGTGGTGTTGTAGTAACAACCGGCAGTGCTAGACCTGCTAACGAGGGCGGGACTTATATGCACTATGCTAGTGTTGACGATTACATGAAGGACTACACTTATCTACTAGCAGAGCAGACAAGTGGCGGTCGTAAAATGTACGGCGTCAAAGGCAAGCAGAATATTGAAGAATACACAAAAGGGCTCTTCCGAATCGGTGGGGCTCTTTATGATTATGCTGCTGCTGGATACGCTCACTACATCGCTCTTATGCGAGATATCCGAAACGGTATCAACCGAACGAATGGAAATATCTTGGATAAGCTCGATGATTTGTGGAGACAACCAAATAACCAAGTCACACAACCTAATCAACCAGTTACAAGAACGGTTAAGGCTGATAAGGTTATCGCCGTTATCAACGAAATGCACGGTTTAAAAGGCCGTCGAGTTGGTAGTGGTCAATGTTACGCATTGGCGGCGTGGTATTCAATGAAATTAGGCGGTCCCGGTCTTGGTGGTGGTGTCACTGGTCTATCTGGTTTGATTGGTGCTGGTATGGCAGCGGGCAAGATTGGTACTGACTACGCATGGGACAGATTCGGTTGGAGTGTTGTTAGACCTAGCAACCCCAACCAGCTAAAAGCTGGGGCTATTGCCAACATTAAGCCATACAATGCTTATCAAGGTACATCAGTTTGGGGGCACGTTTCAATTATCGTAGCCAACAACGGCAGCACTGTTACGGTTTTAGAACAAAACTATGCTGGGCGTCAATACGTTGTCCAAAACAGCTATCCTGCCAGTGCCTATCTAGGCGCTATTGAGACGTTGTGCTATCCGCCAGAATTAAAAGAAGGCAAAACTGTTGAGGGTAGGACTGAAACAGGTAGCACACCAAACGTTACAGCGCCAGAAGCAGAAACTAAAGAGGTTTCTGTTAGCACTGTCGAAGTCGTTATCGATCCAAAGAAAAAACAAGAGTGGAAAAACGAAAAAGGCGAGGTAGAGTTCTACCTTGAAGGCAGCTTACTATTTGCCCCGATTTCGAAACGTCTCTATCCATCTGTTTTGACTGGTAAGGAAACCAACGATAACTGGATTCGTAAGGATATGGAAGTTGAGACGGATAGTGAAGATGTGCTGATTTCAACAGCGCTGAGAAACTTACGCAAATTCTGTTACCCAGCAATTACTTATGAAGTTGATGGTTTCCTTGATTTAGATATTGGGGACACTGTTAAAATTCAAGACACCGGTTTTTCACCTATGCTTATGCTTGAAGCCCGTGTTAGTGAGCAACAGATTAGTTTTTCTAACCCTGTTGAAAATAAAACAGTTTTCGCTAACTTCCAAGCGCTTCAAAACAAGGTATCTGATAGCTTGTTGACTCGCATGGCTAAATTGGCTGAAAAGGCCGTGCCTTACGAGTTGAAACTTTCAACCGATAATGGGACTACGTTTAAGAATAACGTTGGTCAAAGTGTGTTGAAGGCATCCCTTGAGAGAAACGGCAAGGTTTATCAACCGCTACTCTTTTACAAAAATGGTGATGCGATTATCGGTACTGGTAATCAGTTAGTTGTTAGACCATCAGATTTTGAGAACACCTTGCAAGTTACGGTTGAGGCCTATCTTGATGATGAGTTAGCAGCAAGTGCAGAGGTTACATTTACCGAGGTCGTTGACGGCGAACGAGGTCCTAAAGGTGATAAAGGTAACGACGGTCTGCCCGGCAAAAACGGGGTAGGTATCAAGAATATCACTGTAACCTATGGACTATCTGACAACGAAACAACCCAGCCTACTAACTGGACAGCAAATCCACCGGCATTGGTTAAAGGCAAGTATCTTTGGACCAAAACAGTCTGGACGTACACTGATGACACCTCTGAAACTGGGTATCAAAAAACCTACGTAGCAAGAGACGGCAACGATGGTAATAACGGTATCGCTGGTAAGGATGGCGTGGGAATTAAAAAAACCACGATCACTTACGCAGTCGGAACATCAGGAACAACCGCTCCAACAAGCGGTTGGAATAGCCAAGTGCCTAACGTGCCAGCAGGGCAATACCTATGGACTAAGACGGTTTGGACTTACACCGACAACACGAACGAAACTGGATATTCAGTATCTAAAATTGGTGAAAAAGGGGACAAGGGCGAAAAAGGCGAACGTGGGGCACAGGGTGAGCGTGGTCCACAAGGTTTGCAAGGCCCACAAGGAATCCAAGGGATACCGGGTGCAAAGGGCGCTGATGGTAAAACACAGTATACCCACATCGCTTATGCCGATACCACAATCGGTGGTGGTTTTAGTCAAACAGACACTAACAAGCCATTTATCGGTATGTATCAAGACTTTAATGCTATTGATAGTCAAAACCCGCAAGATTACCGCTGGAGCAAGTGGAAGGGCAGCGATGGGCGTGATGGCATCCCCGGTAAAGCTGGGGCGGACGGAAGAACACCTTACGTCCATTTCGCTTACGCTGACAGCGCCGATGGGCGAGATGGTTTCAGTCTGACACAGAATGGCAGCAAACGCTATTTGGGCGTATGTACCAACTTCAACCAAGCAGATAGCACAAACCCAGCTGACTACACTTGGAATGATATGGTTGGTAGCGTGTCGGTTGGTGGTGAAAACCTAATAACTAACTCATCCTTTCCGGATAACTTGGATGGTTGGGGATATTGGGAAGCGTCACAACCCAACTCGAATCTATCTGTTTCAAGCCACTCACTCTATTACAATGGCTCGAAACCAATGTTTTTGTTAGCAACAACAACAACAACAACGCCTAGCGCCACGTTGAGATTTCCAGTGAAACGGAATGCTAACTATTCACTTAACATTTCGATTTTGGCAGGCGGTAACCTAAAGGGAATGGATATCTATTTTCTTGGTCGTCAATCAAACGAAACTGAAGTGTTTAGCAAAGTAGTTAACATCAAGCATTTCGATGGTTCGCCATCGACAAGTGGCGTTAAGAAATTTCACTTCACTTTCAATTCTGGTGAATGTGATGAAGGTTTCATCCGTGTCGATAACACGGGCACTACTAACAGCAGTCGGTCGTTGCTATTCTTCACCGAATTGGATTGTTACGAAGGCACGACTGACAGGGCGTGGCAGGCGTCCCCTAGAGATTTAGAAAAACAACTAAACAACAAGGCTGACAGTGCATTGACGCTTGAGCAGATTAATGCGCTTAATGAGAGAGCTGGAATCATTCAAGCTGAAATGGAAGCTAAAGCAAGCGCTGAAATCTTGAACAATTGGATTAAAACATACCAAGATTTCGTTAAATCAAACGAAACCGAGCGTGCTGAAGCTGAGAAAGCTTTGGTTAGTTCAAGTCAGCGGGTGTCAACCATCGCTAAGAATTTAGGTGAGCTGTCTGATCGTTGGAATTTCATCGACACATACATGAGTTCATCAAACGACGGACTTGTAATCGGTAAAAATGACGGTAGCTCAAGTATGATGTTTAACCCTAATGGACGCATTTCGATGTTTAGTTCTGGGGTTGAAGTAATGTACATTTCACAAGGTGTCATTCACATCGAAAACGGTATCTTCTCGAAAACCATTCAAGTCGGGCGATATCGTGAAGAACAATATCACATCAATCCAGACATGAATGTCATTCGATATGTAGGAGGATTTTAATTGGCTGAATTTTGGAGTAATAGTGATAGAGGCTTTAGGCTTAGGCTTTGGGTTGACCAAGTAAGTCAAGATAAAACCGCTAACACAAGTCAAGTCAGATTTCAATTAGCACTGTTAAACACAGCAGCTACATTTACCGGCTACTCATGTAGCGCTTTTATCGACTTTGACGGAAATAGACGTCTAAATTGGTCTGGTAGTCCTAGTGTGCTAGGGGCTAATCAAATAATTCCACTGATTGATGAAACGGTTACCATTCGACACGACGGGGACGGTGCGAGAACGTTCGGGTTCGTGGCACAGTTTACTGGTGGCGGCGGGTACAGCCCGAATACGCTAACAGTTAGCGGAAGTTCATACAAACTAACCGACATCCCACGAGGGAGCTCTACAAGCGATATTACAGCCGTTATCGGAAAACCAGTGACGATCAACATCAACCGTAAGCAGAATACTTATAGGCATTCAATTTGGGTGCGATTTGGGAGTTACGACAAAAAGATTGCCGGAGACGATGTTGAAACCAGCTATACATGGACACCAGAACCTGCTTTGTACAACCAACTTACAGATAACACCAGCGGTTTTGGCGAGGTTACTATTATTGCCTATGAAAACGGCAGAGAGGCGTCGAGAGACATCAAACGTCTACAACTTACTGTCGCTGACGACATCAAACCAAAACTATCTGGGATAACATTGACGGATACTAATGCAGTAGCGGGGAATCTCATTACAAGCTCGGAGCACTTCGTCCAAATCATGTCAGACATTAGAGTGACATTTGACGGCGCCGCTGGGGTTTACGGCTCGACAATTAAAAATTATAGAGCTGAAATCGTTGGGGGTAATCAATCAGTTAACTCTAACGGTGGCACGTTTGGGATTATGAATTTTAACGGCCAATTAACCATTAGAGCGACTGTTACTGATAGCCGTGGGCGTACAAGCGCACCGATTGAGAAAACAATTACTATCCTAGAATATTTCGCACCATCGCTGAAATTTGACGTGACAAGGGTTGGTGCTACATCAAGCACCTTGCAAGTTCTAAGGAATGCTAAGGTTGCGCCGCTAACTGTTAATGGCGTTCAAAAAAACACCATGAAATTAACCTTCAAGGTGACGCCTTATGGCAAGGATAGTTACACAACAGACACCGGTCCCGCCTCTGGTGATTGGGCTGGTGTTTCAAGCCTAGTCAATTCCTCTGTTAATTTAGCGGGTGTATATGCAGCTAATAAATCATGGCAAATTTTGGCAGTCTTAGAAGACAAATTCACTTCCGCAAGCTTCAAGGCGGATGTTCCCGTTGAGAGCGTGGCGCTTTCTTATGATCAATCCGGTTTAGGTGTTGCCAAAGTACGAGAGCGTGGGGCTCTTGATGTTGCAGGTGATATCTATGCTAACAACAGTCAAATTCAGCAATATCAATTAACTAGCAATAACGGCGCTCCAAAATGGATAGATGGCAAACCTAACGTTACCAACGCTAACTATCTTGACCAGCCTGGCCAGTATTACATTGATAAATCAGCTCCGGGCAACCCTAACGGCCAGTGGGGGTATCTATTCCATTACAGCAATTATGGAAAAAATACCGATGGATTTAAAGAGGCTATCCAGATTTTCTGGGGCAACAATGGCCAATTATTTTTCAGACACCACCGATGGTCAAAAAAAACTGATGATTGGGAGCCATGGAAAGAGTTTGCCAAAAACGAGAACACAAATCTAATCAACACTGGATGGAAACCCGCTGGAGTAGAAGGTAGTTTCTATAAGCGTGTCGGAGATGTGTTGACGGTTAAATATAATTTTACTGGTACGGGTGGGGATATGAAAATGGCTGAATTGCCAGCCACGGTGTTTACGGCGCCGCAAGGGTACATGTTTACAATTTCTGGCTGGTCTATCGGTACTAACACAGATGCTCACGTCCAAATTAATAAGGATAGTAGCAGTATTGTAGTTTTAGGCACTGGTAAAGATACAGCATATTTAGGTCAACTCACAATCATGCTATAAACAGTTGGTACTACTATTTCATGGATTGCCACAGATCCATTCCCAAGCTAGCTTGAATTAACCATCTTAATTCGATAAAATGATTAAAAAATCAAGGAGAAAAAAGATGGGAACGCTAGATGAAAAACTTTCAAATTTGAAATTAGAAACGCATGAGGTGTCAATGATAAAGAGAGAAGCTTTTAAAGATACAGCTAAAGAAGTGGGTTCTTCTTTGGCTAGTACAGTTACCGGAGGTGTCTCTGATATTTTTATTCCTTTATTAAGTATTAATTCGGAAATCAATGACAGAATCAGAGAAACGAAACAAGCATATTTGCTCAATGAGTATCTTAATAAAGTTGATGATATTGAACAGGCCTTTGAAGATTTAAAAAATATAATTGCAGACCCGTATGGAAATGTCATTATCAATCAATTATTTAAAATCTTAGAAGGATTTCCACCAGATAAAGAAACGGTATCTTTACTTGGAAGTACACTTCAACGTATCATTGCCAAAAAACACTACAAAGAGCTATTTAATCAATATCAGCTTCACCTTAGACTTTTCCAAAGAATTTCAGCTCAAGCTTTGTATTTAATCAGTTGTTTTGAACAGTTCAAATCTTTTGAGATGAATGTACCGCACGGGAAGCATCGCAATACAGAAGATGGGACATGGCGACTTGAGGGAGATTGGAGTATTTATTTTGTAAAGGAAATGAATCTTGAGGATGAAGCAGTGTCAGTTGTCAACGAATTAATTGACAATCATTTGATATATGCTACACAACCAGAATTTGAAGAAGGAAAGGTGTTCTATATAGCTCTGACAAAAGATGGAATGACGTTGTTTAATTATATTCATTAAGAACATTTTACAATGTTCTTTTTTTGTTATTTAAAAAGGGCAAAAAAACCTTTTTTAAAACTAGATAATTAAGGTATAGAAAGGTTAATCTATGAAATTTGAATACGCTTCAAAATCTCAAGAATACGATGCAAGCGGTGCAGCGTCCGCCACCAAGGTGGTTTTGAAAAACACAGACGGGGCTATTGTTCCCGTCTTTTTGCCAGTCGAAAAAATCGACTTGTCAAACACTGAATTATTGAGTGCAGCACTAGAGGTAATTTATCAAGAGAATTTCCCACAACGTGCTGAAACAGAACGATTTAACAAACTTGATGACAAAATCAAAGAATACAACGTTCTAAACGAAAAAGCCGCTGAGACCATCGCTAAGATGGAAGCGCAAATGACGAAACAGCAAGAGCAATCGAAGACAGCGCAGCTTACACTAATCAACGTCATTTCTAAATTGTACGAGAAAGAGGTACTAACTGATGAAGATTTGGCTGAAACGTCTATCGTTGAAACTAAAGATAACTAAAGAAGTAATAGAAAGAGAAAAAGATATGATGGCTAAATTATTTGCAATCAACATTGTCGCAGGGTATTACCCATTCGCAAAAGTTCCTAAAGTTTTGAAACCAAAAGTAAAAGAGCAAATCGCTCTTATGGTTGAGGATGACGAGCTCTTGGCTCAATTGACAAAAGAATAGTTAAAAGAGGTGTTGCTCATTGAATGTTTCAGATTTAATCGCTCACCTTGCCCCAACCGTGGGTGTGGTAGCGACGGGCTGGTTTGGGATGAAAGCTAGTAAATCAGCGAACTTAAACAAAGAGCAGTTTAGTGAGTTAAAAGGGGAATTAAACACTATTCAAGAATCCGTTGAAGTCGTTCAAGAATTAGGAAAATTCAACGGCGAGAAAATCAACGAGTTAAACGACAAGCTGGTAGTGCATGATGAAGCGCATTTGGTAACTATGTATCTACGCCTTGAGCGTGACATTAACAAAGAATTAGAGCGTGGATATACCACTGTTCACAATTCCGATGTAATTCACAAAATGCACAGTAGCTATAAAAAACTAGGTGGCAACGGGTACATTGATGCCCTTTATAAGAAATACATTAATTTAGAAGTGAGGAATTAACATGAAAATTAATTGGTCTGTTCGTTTTAAAAACCGTGCATTTGTAACACGTTTTGCACTCGCCTTGGTGTTGCCAGTTTTGGCTTATTTTGGCATCAAATTTGAAGATATTACTAGCTGGGGGGCATTGTTTGGATTGCTTGGAAAATTCTTGTCCAATCCATATTTGGTGGGGTTGACGCTATTCAATGTCTGGAATATGTTCCCAGACCCAACAACGAAAGGTCTTAGCGATAGCGAGCGAGCACTATCCTACACTAAACCTCATGAGGACTAGCTTATGGCAAAACTCATGACCTCTATTAACCAAATTGACGGGGGTAATGTCCTAAAATCTGGGGACACCACTTCTGTATTTGGTTTTGAAATTCTAGGGTACGATGGAAAACGCATGAATCTGTCCGGCACTGGTAAGCTCACACTTTCCAACGATGAAACAGTAGCACTCTATCAAGACGTTACCGTTGAAAGTGGGGTATTCTCATTCTCAATGGGCAGTGTAGTAGCTACTGGCACTTACTACCTTGAAATTAAACTGGAAGGGCACATTTTCCCATCTAACAATTTCAAAGTGAAAGTGAAGAACTCACTGAATGTGGACAGTGCTATCCCATCGGACAAAGGCCCTAAACTAAAACTACTAGCGGATGAATTGCGAGAGTCCGGGTTGATTACTGGTGGCAGTGAACCAACAGAAGACCTCGTAAACATCTATAACCTAGCTAAAATTTGAAAGGAAAATAAATGAGTAAATTACATGATTTTGCCACAGCGGTTGGGACTGATATCAAAGAAATTAAAACAGCGTTGGCTGGCAAGGCTGAAAAAGGGGAAGTGACCGCTAACGGCATCACTCAAGACCAACTTAATACTGCAATCACGCAAGCGAAAGCCGATATCATTGGTGGAGCCCCCGAAAACCTTAACACACTCAAGGAAATTGCTGATAACATCGAAGCAGCGGGTGGCAATACTGATAGTGGCATCATCTCAAAAATGACCGAATTGGGAACTCGTATCGACACAATCGAGCAAGAAGACCTTGTGAGTGTATATAACACAGCTAAAAACACCCTCTAAGGAGGTTGATTTATGAGCAATTTAAGCAAGGCCATTGAAGCCATCGGCCGTGATATTGGTGAAATTAAAGGTAAACAATCTTCATCATTGACTATCAATCAAGCGTATGGGCTATTTCCAACATATAACAACTTTTTCCTACAGGTTCTAGAACAAAATAAATTCGCGGAAGATCCATTGGTTACGAAATCTCAATTACCTACAAGTGAAATTGACGAGTTGAAGAAGAAGGTCGAAAAGTTGGAGGAAATGCTCTCGGAAATTAAACAGAGTATTCAAAAATAATTATGAGAAAGGAGAACTATGACATCTAAAACACAGTTATTAAACACGCTTGAGAGCCTAGTTAATCAACGTGTCACTGTTCCCACTAACCCTTATGGCGGGCAATGTGCAGCTTTGATTGACTACGTTTTACAGTATGCAGGTCTATTTAATCTTGATTTCAGCTACATGAATGCGATTGACGGCTTAAACCGTGCTGAAAGTCTAGGGCTTAAAGTCACACGTTTTAACGGTTCTAACAATCCACCAGTAGGTAGTGTTTGGGTAACTAGCTGCTTGCCATACCATCAATTTGGACACATTGGCTTTGTGGTTGCAGAAAACCCAGATGGCACAGTTACTACAGTCGAACAGAATATCGACGGTAACGCTGACTGCCTCTATAATGGCGGTTGGACACGTAAGGTAACACGCAACCTCGATAGTGCTGGTAATTTCAGTTATATCGACTGGAGTGCACCAGGTCAACAAATGGTTGGTTGGTTTGAATTGCCATTCGATGGTGCCGAAGACGATTCGGAAACCGAAGGCATGGCCAAGGGTGATTATTTTATCGATGTATCAGCCTACCAATCAGCAGACCTCACTGAAATTTGCCAAGCGGCTGGCACTAGAAACACTATTATTAAGGTTTCGGAGGGTGTCGGTTGGCTTAGTCCAGTAATGGCACAACAAACTAACACAAGTAACTGTATCGGTTACTACCACTTCGCCCGTTTCGGTGGTGATGTAGGGACAGCACAAGCTGAAGCGAATTACTTTGTTAACAATCTACCATCACGACCTAAATACCTTGTATGTGACTATGAGGATGGAGCAAGTGGAGACAAGCAAGCTAACACCGATGCAGTCCTAGCATTTATGGATGTTTGTAAGTCAAACGGCTTTGAGCCTATCTATTACAGTTACAAGCCTTATACATTGGCTAATGTGTATGTAGATCAAATCACTGCACGTTATCCAAATAGCTTATGGATTGCAGCTTACCCTAACTATGATGTAACACCGCATCCAATTTGGGAAATCTATCCAAACATGAGTCATACAAAATGGTGGCAATTCACAAGCACTGGAATTTCCGCTGGTTTGGATAAGAACGTAGTAATTATTGGTGATAGTTTTAAGAAAAAGAAAGAGGAAGAAGATATGAATTTTGTAGTACGTAGCGAAAGCGGTAAAGAAGGCTGGGTGGCAGTTGTTAACGGTCGTGTGTTTGGTATTGGCTCAATGGGTACAGTAGATGCACTCGAAGCGACTGGAGCTAAACGCTTGCAGTTGGATGATGCAGACTTTGAGCGTTTCCTATACAGTCAATCAAACGACGCCGAAGCGGTTTCTAAAGCAATCAATGAAGCTAGTGCCTCAGTAGTTAAGGCTATTGAAGAGCGTGCACAAGCCACACAAGGCCAAACTGGTAAATAATTAGACCACGAATAAAAATAAAATAAAAGGAGTATATCACCTCCCCTCAGACCACAGTAGGGATATCATGGTGGTAGTGGTCGAGCCTCAGCGTTTTGCTGGGGCTTTTTTATTTGGTATAATATATCTAGGAAAGTGCCAGTAACTCTACGGGGTCTGGTGCGTTTTTATTTTTTGTGTTATAATGAATATGGTTTTGAGAATAGCCTTCATAGGTAGACGCCGCCCTTTTATGGGTGGTTTTTTATTTTGCAAAAAATCTAAATTTTTTTATCAAAGGTGTTGACTTATTATAGTACATGTACTATAATATAAATGAAGATAAGGAAAGGAAGTAAGAACCATGAAAAAAGAACTTATGACAAACGCATGGGAAATCGCTAAAAACGCCGCTAAAAAATTCGGCGGTAAAGCTATCGAATATATTGCAGGAGCTATGAAAATGGCATGGGCTGCTATCAAAGATAGCGACACTAGCCTTGCTAAATTCCAAGCAGTCGAAGCTAAAATGCGTAAATCTGGCAAGTGGTCAATGGTTGAAGTGCTAGACGCTGCTAAAGTGGTTAACTTCAACGAAGTAATGCACAAAGTAGGTGCTTACTACGGTATCGAAGTAGTAGCTGACGGTTCTAACATTGGGACTTACTACATTTCTGAAAAAGTTTGGGAGGTAGCATAATGGCTAATGCACAAGAAAAAGCAACTAAAAAATGGAACGAGCAAAACAGAGAGCACCGCAATTACTTATCAAAACGTTCGTCAGCCCGTAGCTTTATCAGAAATCATGCTACAGGCTCGGATTTGAACGAGCTAGAGGAATTGATTGCAGAAAGAAGGTATGCACTTATGACTGAGACTGAAAAAGAAATCAAACAATTAATCGAAGATGTCTATGCAGAAGAATTGAAAGAACAATCTTGGGAAGATGTCGCTGACATGCTCGACTTTTGGAGAGATAAAGACGGCCATCTTCTAATAGAGGGTCGTGGCATGAAACCAATCGACGGTGTGGATTATGTGGGCTACGCTGATAATGGTGTAATCTGGGAACGATAAAAGACTAGGGTTATCCTAGCCTTTTTGTGTATTAACGATAAATCATTAGACATTTAATCTAAATAGAGGTACACTATAGATGTACTTTTGGACGATTACGTGCAGAATGTTTTTGTTTTTTTCTATTGTCGCTTGGTAGCTCATGCTGCCAAGTCTTTTTATGAAAAAGGGGGCAAATAAGGGGCAATAAGTGTAAACTTTAGTAACTTTATGTGAGTTTTACCGTCTATATCTTACACGCATATACCCTTATTTAATAGGTTTCCTTCCTATTATATACGCATTTTAAATTGCACTAACAGAATACCGTGGTTTGAAATCATTCTACAACTTGAAAAAATAATTCTATAGTCATATAGAATAAAAAGAGATTCCTTAGGAATCTCTTTTTTGTGTTTCTAAAGAATCTTAGATTGTGTTATGCATTGTCTCTAAATAGAAACTCTAAACATAAAAAGTCCCCTCAATCAATAGGATTGAGGGGACTTCGTCTTAGAATAGACCTTTAATCTTGTCTAGAGCTCCACTAACCATTTCGTTACCTGAAACAAGTGACTTAGCTTGGTCAAAGTATTCGCCCAAATCATCTTTATTGTCATCGACAAACTTTTTAGCAGCTTCGAAATCTTTCTTTTCGATCATTTCTTTTACTTGGTTAAATAGGTCCATTGGATTCATATCTGTTCTCCTTTATAAGTTTTCTTACAAACTCTATTTAATCACGCTTATAGTAAACTAGCAAGAAATATGTTTGAGGCGAGTGCTATGAGGATTATGATTTTCTAGTTAAGTACGATTGATAATTGTTTAATCTAAAAAGGCAGTCCAAATAGGACTGCTTTTAAGGCTTATTGTTGTTCCGTTGAAGAGCTACTAGACTCTGATTCACTTGAACTTGAGCTTGATTCAGATTCTGCAGGATGTAGTTCCTTGTAAGATGGGGTCTTGAATAGATCAGCTGTCGATTTATTGCCTTTTTGTTTGTAGAGGCTGGTTGATTTATCTTTCAGCTTTTTATTGATTTCTTTTAGTTGATCCATCTGTTTAGTGTAGGAAATCTTGCTAGAATCAACATGCTTCAAACCGTTTGGCGTATAGAAACGAAGAAGGTCACCTGTTTGAACAGCGTCACTCATCGAAAGCTGAGTTGCTACTGCCTTACGAATGGCTTCGTTATCCTTTTTAGTTGTCTCATCAGGGTTGGTAATTTCTTCCCCTGTTTGAGTGTTATAAAGTCGACCAGAGTAGCTGGTGTATTGAGGAGTAACATATTGACCTGAGGTTCTAAATGCGATGGTTTGCTTATTATCAGGAGATAGGAGGTCTTGTCCCATCTGGATATAAGAGCTAGTGTCAACGCCAAGAACGTGAAGGAGAGTTGGAAGGGCATCAACCTCACCACCAAAGGTGTTAGAGATACCACCACCAGTATAGCCTGGAATATGAATCATGTAAGGAACACGTTGAAGCATGGCTTTATCATAGTTTGACCAAGTTTCAGGGTTCTTACCGAGAAGTTCAGCAAGATTGC